TCCAGAAGGAGTTACAAGATGGTTAAGAAAAAAGAGAAGACACAATGGGAAATCAACCAAGAGCAGGCTGCTGCCACATGGAAAAGCATGACACCTAAACAGCAACAGGCTGTACTGGAAATGCTACAGGCTTTCGTACCTATCAGACAATCGGTGTCTGAGTTCTGTGACATCAGCTACGAAGACTTACGCAACATGGATCAGGCATGGTACACGTTAAGGCGGTTACTTGTTGATGACAGTGTAGAAGTAAAATACTGGGGCTATTAGGTGTTGACATTTGCTAGAATATAATATATAACACAGTATCACTTAACGATAGGAGATTAGATATGCTAGAATATATTCCAGAACACCTCGACTTTAATGTTGAGTTTGAGCCGACTAAAGTTGACGATAAAAAGTATGTCATCAACGGTGACACTGGTGACTACATTGGTATCGTAGGCAATGGGTTTACCTGTGCATCACACGGCGATTTCTTCCGCAATGTCATGGACACTACGACTGAAACATTGTCTGACTATGACATGGAAGGCGCACAGATTAACTGGCGCAGCGCACACAAAGATGGTTGGGCTATGATGGACATGACTTTGCCCAACGTGACTGCCAAGATTGCTACTGACAAGCACGAGACTACCCTGATGAAGCGTATCATTGCGCTGCATGGTGTCAACGGCACGTGTTCTAACACCACTATCTTTGGTGCTATCGACTTCTTCTGTCTCAATGGGCAGATCACAGGCGATCACAATAAAGTTATGCGTAAGAACACCAGTAACTTTAGCCTAGACAGGTTCATCACTGAACTGCACAAGTCACAACAGGACTTCACTGCACAGGCAGAACAGATGCAACGCTGGGCTAACACAAGCCTGATGCACGTTGATGTTAAGGCTATGCTTGAAGGCATTATGAAGTCTGACCGTAAGTCAGAGAAGATGTATGGCTTATACAATCAAGAGGTAGCCACACGAGGACGCAATCTGTGGGCATTGTACTCTGCCTTTACTAACTATGCTACCTATGCAGACGAGCGTAATGGCTTTGCCCTGCGTAACACTGGCAGTGACACACAGTCTAAGTCTCTGTTCATGCGTGAGATTGAGGTGGCTAACTGGGTAAATACACCACAGTTTCAGTCAGTAGCGGCATGAGAAATAATGCACGTCTAAAAATGCACAACGTCTACGCAACGGATGATTTTACAATACCAAAAGAGCAGCGTCCGTTGCTATGGAAGCCAAGCAAAAAGAAAACAAGATGTAACGCCGTTACAAAAAGGAGAAAAAAGAAATGAGTATAGATAAATATACATGGAAAGATGTATTCATTAATCCTGAAACAAATAAATGGGAGCCGCCAACACGGTGGCTTCCTATAGCCTACGAGTTAATCTGGACTGGTGAATTAGAAGATAGCTGCCCCTTATGGCTGACCAGATTGGTTCAACGTATTGAAGAGTACAGACGCTGGCGAAAAAAACCAAGAGGTGTTACAGCGTCTGGATACAGCTACAAACCTAAGTACATAATCAAATACGGGTATGACGTAGAGGATGCAACCAGCATAGATGATTTCTACTCTGAAGAAGATTATGATGAGTACGAAACAGAAGAGGCTGCTCTTACTTATCTAAAAAAGAACATTCGTTGTGAGGGAGGATTTAAGCCAAAGCTAGATACGATAGAAGAGTACTGTAAGCAGTTTGGTTTTGAGTTCTATGAAAGGAAATACTGATATGAGCGATTGGAAAGAAGAATTAAATCTGTCAGAGGAAACAGAAAGAAATGTAATAGTAGACATAATGAATTGGAAACACAATCTGTACGTAGCAGGTTACAAAGTTAAAATTCTTGGATGGAAAGTTGCTGTAGATTGGGAGGAGATTGAAAATGAAACTTAAACAGGTAGCCAATGAATACTATTCTTCCCATGATTACAAGAACTTGCGGGATGAAACTAAAGCACATTATCAATACTGCTTGACCAATGCATTGGCTACCTCTGTTGAGGGGATAGTCATTGGCGAGGTGGATTGCACTGATCTGTCCACCAAGCAAGCTAAGTTAGCCTATGATCTGTGGTGTGATCGTGGTATCTCAACTGCGAATCACATCATGGCAGCAGTAAGAATGGTGCTAAACTATGCTGTAAGAATGGAACACTGCAACATCAATCCTTTCGCTACGGTGCGTAGGAGAGCCACCAAGCCGCGTAAGGTGGTATGGTCGAAGGGGGATGTCAAGAAACTGCTAGACGCTGCGTACAGTGATTTTAGCACTCGTAACATAGGTTTGATTGCTCACATGGCATACGAATGGTGTCAGCGAGTAGGTGACATGAGACTGCTGACGTGGGATATGTTAAATTTTGAGACTAAACGTGTCGTGATACAACAGTCCAAGCGTGATGCGCAAGTAGAGTTGCCCATTGGTGATGATTTATTGGATATGCTTATACAACAAGAGCAAGACTTTGGGTTTCAACCGTATGTTGCACCAAGACCAACATCATACAGAGGTGTGTATGAGCCATACTCAATGTATAAACTGCCCCTTCATGCTCGTAAGTTAATGGATGAGGCGGGTCTGTCAAAAGATTTACGTCTGTCTGATCTAAGGCGCACAGGTGTGACAGAAATGGTGGATGCCGATGTGGGAATAGGACAAATTATGTCGGTTACAGGACATGCTAACCCACAATCAGTAAAGCCATACCTAAAAAATACATACACCAGTGCAAATAATGCCTTGACAGCACGTAAGAAGTCGTGATATAAGCATTCAACTGCCGCAAAGGAAAGTGATATTACATGAATAATATATATAACATAGTAAGTGATTTAGGTCTTAGTAATGGTGAGACTAAAAGAATGAACTGTCCTAACTGTAAGGGATATAAAACATTTACAGCTACCAATAATATGGGTAGTCTTGTATGGAATTGTTACAAAGTATCTTGTGGCGTATCAGGTAGCACACGTGTGCATCTGTCTGTGGAAGATATAAAGGCTGGCTTTGCTGGCAGTAAGGAGTTTGCAATGGATACGTTTGAATTACCTACATACATTGTACACAATCGTGATAACTTAGCTATGCATAGATGGTGTTCTACTTGGGACATTGATGCAGACAAATTAGGTTTGTTGTATGACGTAAAGGAAAGCCGTGTAGTGTTTCCTGTCATGCACGATGGAAAGATTGTAGATGCCACAGGTAGATCATTATCTAAACACAGACTACCTAAATGGAAAAGATATGGAAAAAGTGGCTTGCCTTATACCGCTGGGTGTGGTAAAGTCGCAATAGTTGTTGAGGACTGTGTAAGTGCAGCCGTTGTTGGTTACGGTAACTTTGTCGGGGTTGCGCTTCTTGGCACATCATTGCAGGAATCGCATAAAAGGTATCTTGCACAGTTCTCAACAGCAGTCATAGCATTAGACCCCGATGCTTTACCCAAGACACTAGCTATGGCAAAAGAATTACGAGGACACGTGAACGATGTTCGTGTACTACGTTTGATAGATGACTTAAAATATCGTAACCCGACAGATATGGAGAATTTAAATGGAATTATCACTGATTAGAAGTTTAATGGACAAAGAGTTCTACGAGGATCATCGTGGCTCTCGCTGCCCTGACAGATTGTTTAGTACTGATGTACGTAAGATCAAGCAATCAATTGACGCAGCTATGGATAGGTATGAGCGTACTGTTACGCCTGATGAGATTGAGGCTTTGTTCATGGCTAACAATCCTACACTGACTACAGCGCAGAAGGCTTCATACAGCAGTCTCTTTGGTCAGATCAAACGTGAGCAGCCGATGGGTGGAGACATAGCACAAGAGGTACTATCAAAACTTTTTCAACAAGTTATTGGTGAAGACATTGCTAACTTAGGTTTTGATTATGTAAATGGTGACAAGTCTAGTCTTGAGCCACTACGTCAAATGCTTGAGCAGTATGGTGATGACTTCACACCTAATCTAAATATTGAATGGGATGACATTGAACTAGAAACATTGCTTGCACGTAATGACCTTGAGGCACGGTGGACATTTAATATACCTAGCTTGGTTCGTAAGGTTGAGGGCGTTAACGCTGGTCACTTGATTGAGATTGGTGCGCGGCCTAACACTGGTAAGACATCCTTTCACGCCAGCTTGATTGCATCACCGGGCGGCTTTGCCCATCAGGGTGCTAATTGTATTATCTTATGTAATGAGGAAGGCTATCACCGTGTAGGTGCAAGATACTTGACTGCCGCCACAGGCATGACTATGCAAGAGGTAAAGGCTAATCCAAGTAAGGCACGTGACTTGTACGCACCGGTGAAGGAACGTATCAAGATCAAAGATGCTACAGGACGTGACATGAATTGGGTTGAGAGCGTGTGTAAGGCATACAAGCCTGATATAGTTCTCTTGGACATGGGAGATAAGTTTGCCAAGACTGGCGGCTTCTCTCGCCCAGATGAGGCACTAAAAGCTAATGCGGTTCACGCACGTATGATTGCCAAGCAGCATGACTGTGCAATGTTCTATATGTCGCAGCTATCTGCAGAGGCAGAGGGTAAGGTTATTCTTAATCAGTCTATGATGGAAGGCTCACGTACAGGTAAGGCTGCTGAAGCTGACTTGATGATACTGATTGCAAAGAACCCACCAGTACAAGGACAGGATGAAGAAGATATTGAACGCCATCTCAACGTAGTCAAAAATAAGTTGACAGGTTGGCATGGTAGTGTACACTGCCAATTGGAATATCAAACAGCGAGGTACACAGCATGAAGCTAACATTGGACGTAGAGAATACAGTAACGCATCGTGATGGTAAGATGCACCTAGACCCATTTGAGCCTACTAACTCATTGACTATGGTTGGTATCCTTACAGATCAAGGACACGAGCAGCACTTCCCTTTTGACCATGCTGATGTACCTAGTCAAGCTGACTACCATGAGCGTGTGCAGTGGTATCTTGACCAAGCTACTGTACTGATCTGTCACAACGTGGCATATGATTTGTTATGGCTATGGGAGTCAGGCTTTAAGTATGATGGTGCAGTGTTTGATACTATGCTTGCAGAGTATGTATTGCAGCGCGGTGTTAAGGAACCACTATCTCTACAGGCTTGTGCAGAACGCTACGAGTGTGACACAAAGAAGCAGGATACCCTGAAGGAGTATTTCAAGAAGGGCTACAGTACACGAGACATACCATACAACGAGTTGTGTGAGTATCTGTCTGCTGACCTTCACGCTACGCAGCAACTTGCAGATAAGTTGTGGTATCGTCTTAATACACAAGCAGATGCTGGTTTGTTGTCTACTGTTCGGCTGACTAATCGTGTAGCTAAGTGCCTGACTAAGATATATCAGCGTGGCTTTGCAGTTGATCTGTCTAAGCTAGAGGAAGTGCGCGAGGAGTTTGAGCAAGAGAAGCAACAACTTACTACTGACTTACAGGCTCATGTACGTAAGGTAATGGGTGACACACCTATTAACCTCAACAGCCCAGAGCAATTGTCTTGGGTCATATATGGTCGTAAGGTTATTGATAAGAGTGATTGGGCATCTATGGTTGACCCTTACATGCCAGACGATGAGTTCAGACAGATGGTTGCTACACGTACACAAAGACTGTACAGGACTAATGCAGTCCAGTGTTCCACGTGTAACGGTAGTGGTTACATACGTAAGACCAAGAAGAATGGTGATCCATTCGCAAAGCCTAGCAAGTGTCCTACTTGTGATACCGCTGGCTTCTTGTTTAATCCTACTGATGTTCAGGCTGGCTTCAAGTTCAAGCCACCTACAGCTAAGTGGGCTAGTGCCAACGGCTTTACTACAAGCAAGGGAAACCTTGAGTTGCTTGAGGCGGGTGCTAAGTCTAAAGGTATGGATGATGCAGTAGACTTCTTGTATAAGGTACGAAGACTATCTGCTATTGATACCTACCTATCATCATTTGTTGATGGCATCAAGACATACACCAAGCAAGACGGTATGCTACACGTTAGCTTACTGCAGCATCGTACAG